TAGATTTATCATCAATTGGTGAATCTTTGTTACCAGATGTAACAGAAACTAGAGATTTAGGTTCTACATCAAAAAGATGGAGAGACCTTTATCTATCAGGTAATACTATTAACTTAAATGGTGCTACCATATCTTCGGATGGTACAGGTTCAATAACTATTTCAGCTACAGGTGCTGTTTTACCAGAAAATTCAAAAGTTACAGTAGCTTCAGGAGTAGATAAAGAACTTGCTCTTGCTGGGGCAGATGGATCACCTGTTCAATCTGTTCCTTTTTTCTCAAAAGCAGGAGGACTAAATACTCAAAACACAAAATTAGATTTTAAAGCGGATCCTGATAAAGTTGTGGCAGCATTTACATTAGCAAATGGTTCACAATTAGGTTCATCACAAGGAGATACTTTATTTTTCTTTTAAGGAATAACATATGACAGCAAAAACACCAATACGAACAGTCTTTAACGAAAGTGATGTAGCTACAGGTCTAGCAGAATTTCAAACAGGTGAATTTATTGCCGTAGAACACGGCGGTACAGGTGCTGTAACTCATACGGCCAATGCCATACTTTTAGGTAATACTACAAGTGCCATTCAAAGTTCATCATTACAAATTTCAGGTTCAACTTTATCATCATCTGATTCATCTTTAATTACTATCAATGATGGTTTAAGTATTACAGGTGCTTTAAATGTTACTGGTACAATTACAGGTACTATATCTGGAGCAACAACTTCAGGTAATATTCAAGTAGGTGTTACAGGTAATAATGAAATAGATACCTCATCTGGTAACTTAACAATCGATTCTGCTGGTGGTACAGTTTCCGTTGATGATAACCTAACAGTTACAGGTAATACTACAATCACAGGAAATTTAACTGTAAATGGTACACAAACAACCGTAAATTCAACAACAATAGAAGTTACAAATTCATTTACATTTGAAGGTTCAACTGCTGATGATTACGAAACAGTTTTAGGTGTTGTTGACCCTACAGCAGATAGAACAATTAATTTACCAAATGCTTCAGGTACAATAGTATTACAAGATACAACTGATACATTAACAAACAAAACTTTAACATCACCAGTTATTTCATCTATTTCAAATACAGGAACTTTAACACTACCTACATCAACAGATACTTTAGTAGGAAGAGCAACAACTGATACCCTAACAAACAAGACTTTAACAAGTCCTGTAATTTCATCAATTTCAAATACAGGTACTTTAACATTACCTACATCTACTGATACTTTAGTGGGTAGGGCAACAACAGACACTTTAACAAACAAGACTATTGACGCAGACAATAACACAATAACAAATATTGGAGATAGTGAGTTATCAAGTGGTATTAGTGCCACTAAAATTGGTAATGGTGATGTTGATAATACAGAATTGAGTTATTTAAATGGTGTTACAAGTGCCATTCAGACACAAATAGACACAAAAGCTTCTACTGCCTTTGCTATCGCTCAGGCCGTTGCTCTTGGTTAATCTTATAAATATACCATAGAATTACAAAGGAATACTATGGCTAACCCAGCAAGTAGAGAACAACTAAAACAATACGCTTTAAGAACACTAGGAAAACCTGTCATTGAAATCAATGTAGATGACGACCAACTAGAAGATAGATTAGATGAAGCGTTACAGTATTTTGCTCAATATCACTATGATGGTGTAGAAAGAGCATATCTAAAATACAAAGTTACTCAAGCAGATAAAGATAGAATAGTATCGCCAGGTGGGGATACAACAACTACTGCTACAAAAAATTCAGTTACAACTTCATTTACAGAAGCAAATAACTATATCATTGTGCCAGAATCAGTATTGGCCGTAAGTAGAATATTTCCATTATCAGACAAACATAATCAAAATATGTTTGATATAAGATACCAATTAAGATTAAATGACTTGTATGATTTTTCATCTACAAGTATTATTCATTACGATATGGTATTAAGACATTTAGATTTTTTAGACCACATATTAGTAGGTGAAAAACCTGTAAGATTTAATCAATACAACAATCGTTTATACATTGATATGGATTGGAAAACAGATATACAGGTTGATGAGTATTTGATTATTGAGTGTTATAGAAAATTAGACCCTACAGTAATGACCGATGTATATAACGACATATACTTAAAAAGATATGTTACGGCCTTATTTAAAAGACAATGGGGTGCAAACTTATCAAAATTTAATGGTGTAACTATGATTGGTGGAGTAACACTAAATGGTGGTCAGATATTCCAAGAAGCACAGGAAGATATACGAAAATTAGAAGAAGAAATAAGAGGCACATACGAAACGCCTGTAACGTATATGATAGGATAATGAAATGCCAGTCAATCATTATTTTCAGGATGGAAACGGAATCGGAAATTCCAACGAAAAAAAATTACACGAAGATTTAATTATAGAAGGTCTAAAAATTTACGGCCACGACTGTTATTATTTACCAAGAACATTAGTTAATAAAGATTTAGTTTTAGGAGAAGATACACTTTCTAAATTTGACCAATCATATCTTTTAGAAATGTATATTGAAACGACTGAAGGATTTGCAGGTGAGCAAGAGTTAGTTTCTAAATTTGGTTTAGAAATAAGAGAAGATACAACGTTTATGATTTCAAAAAGACGTTGGCAAAGTCAAGTTGATAATACAGCCACATTAATTAAATCAGGACGACCAAATGAAGGTGATTTAGTTTATGTTCCTTTAATGAATAGTTTTTTTGAAATACAGTTTGTTGAAGACCAAGAGCCATTCTTTCAATTAGGAAATTTACCAGTTTATAAACTTAAAGCAACTAGATTTGAATATAGTGCTGAAAGATTTGATACAGGTATTCCTGCAATTGATGATACTGAAACAAGTTTATCTACAGACTTATTACAACATCAAATTACATTAGAGGAAGGTACTGCTGTTTCTGGTAGTTTATTACTTGAGTCAACAGATACTACTTTAGGTAATATTGACTTCTTTATTTTAGAAACAGATAACTTTAATCTATCAACACAAACAAGAGATTATGCTGATAATGATACTTATGAATCAGACGCAGGTTTTGGTACAGAAAGTACAGCAGATGATATATTAGACTTTACAGAAAGAAACCCTTTTGGTGAAGTAGATGAGGAAAGTATTTAATGTTTGGAAGACGGTTTTACCACGAATCATTAAGAAAAGTTGTTGTTGCCTTTGGTACAATTTTTAATAATATTATCATTCATAGAACAGATAGTAATGGTGATGTTATTCAAAAGATAAAAGTACCTTTAGCGTATTCTCCAAAAGAAAAGTTTTTAACACGATTAGACCAACAAGCAAATTTAGATAATAGAGAGATGGCAATTACTTTACCTAGAATGGGATTTGAAATATCTGGTATCAGTTACGATCCATCTCGTAAATTGCAAAGATTAGGACAATTTAAATCAGTTAATACTTCAGACGCAAGTAAAATGTATTATCAATATAATCCTGTACCTTACAATATAAGTTTTAATCTCTATTCATTTACAGCAACTGCTGAAGGTGGACTACAAATTGTAGAACAAATTTTACCTTACTTTCAACCAGATTATACAGTTACAATTAATGCTATTCCTGAAATGGGAATTAAAAGAGATGTTCCTATAACTTTAAATAGTGTAAACTATGATGATACTTATGATGGTTCATTTACACAAAGACGTGCTGTAAATTATACATTAGGATTTACTGCTAAAACATATTTGTATGGACCTGTATATTCTAAAAAAGTTATTAAAGAAACTCAAACTGATATGTACACAGACACAGAAACTACAGAAAAAAGAGAAGAAAGAATTGTTGTTGTGCCTAATCCAACAAGTGCTGACGCAAATGACGATTTTGGATTTACAACTACTATAAGTACCTTTAATGATGCTAAAAATTATAACCCAGCAACTGATGGTGATGAATAATTATGAGTATAGACGACAAAATAAATGAAGCACTTGGTATCTCTACCGAAAGCAAACCTACTACAAAATCAGTAATCAAAAAAGAATATACTCCACCTGTTCCTAGAATGGAAGACAAGAACAAAGAGGATGTAGATAATGATTACAAATACAGTAGAGAAAACTATTACAATCTAATCGAAAGAGGCCAAGACGCAATTCAAGGCATACTTGATATTGCAAACGAAAGTCAACATCCTCGTGCCTATGAAGTTGCAGGTAATCTAATCAAACAAGTGGCCGATACAGTTGACAAGTTACAAGATTTACAAGGCAAACTTAAAAATTTAAAAGATGTTCCTAATAAGACAAGCACAAATATTAAACAGGCTTTGTTTGTAGGTTCATCAGCAGAGTTACACAAAATACTTAAAAATAAAAATACAAATGTAACCAGTAAAGAAGATGAAAGTTTTGAAAGCAAAAATATCACACCCGAAAAAACAGATATTTCAGATAAGTGATTTAACTTATATTAAAAAGAATCCTTATCCTGATACTTTAGATATTTCAAAAAGAGATACTTGGATGAATAATGGCATGAATGACCCTATAGAAATCATTAAACACGAAATATCAGAAACACCTCGTAAAGGTGCAAATGGGGTAGAATATAAAGAAAAACAATATTCTACATATAAGGGTAGCAGTCGTATAAATTATGCGTTAGCAAACGGCTATGACGCAATAGAAGGTATAATAATCAATGAGTGAACATTATTTAGGAAATCCTAACTTATTTAAGGCCAATACTAAGCAAGAATATACACAAGAGCAAGTACAAGAAATTGCCAAGTGTATGGAAGATCCTATTTACTTTATTAAAAACTATATTAAGATTGTAAACATTGATGATGGTCTTGTACCTTTTAATATGTACGAGTTTCAGGAACGTATGGTTGATACGTTTCATCATAATAGATTTTCTATTTGTAAATTACCAAGGCAGTCAGGAAAATCAACAACGATTATTGCTTATCTATTACATCAAGTAGTTTTTAATGATAACATCAATGTGGCCATACTTGCCAACAAAAGTTCTACGGCTAGAGATTTATTAGGTCGTCTTCAACTTGCATATGAAAACTTACCTAAATGGTTACAACAAGGTGTACTAAACTGGAACAAAGGTTCACTTGAATTAGAAAATGGTTCAAAGATACTTGCCGCGGCAACATCATCATCTGCTATTCGAGGTGGTTCATTTAACATTATCTTCCTTGACGAGTTTGCATTTATACCTGCTAATATATCTGAACAATTTTTTAGTTCAGTTTATCCTACAATTTCATCTGGTAAATCTTCAAAGGTAATGATTGTATCTACACCTCATGGAATGAATATGTACTACAAAATTTGGAATGACGCAATACATAAACGAAACGATTATATTCCTGTAGAAGTACATTGGTCTGAAGTACCAGGACGAGATGAAAAATGGAAACAAGAAACAATAAGAAACACATCTGAAGCACAGTTTGCTACCGAGTTTGAGTGTGAGTTTGTAGGTTCGATTGATACTTTAATTAATCCATCTAAAATAAGAATGTTATCTCATAACACACCTTTAGTTTCAAACGCAGGATTTGATATGTATGAACGACCAGAAAAAGGAAAAGATTATGTCATTACAGTTGACGTAGCACGAGGTACGGTAAAAGATTATTCTGCCTTTGTTGTTTTTGATGTTTCAAAAATGCCATATAAAATGGTTGCAAAATTTAGAGATAACGAAATTAAACCTATATTGTTTCCACATACTATAGAAAAAGTAGCAAGAGAATATAATAATGCTCATGTTTGCGTTGAAGTCAATGATTTAGGACATCAAGTAGCAGACGCATTACAGTTTGAATTAGAATATACAAA